AGCTCTAAATCTTTCAACACCTGTTTTGTTTGTACCATCATCAGCAGTACCAGTTGCTCCAAAGAATAAGTCATCTCCAGTACCAAACGGGGAGCTTTTATCAGTACCAAAGTCATATCTTAATTGATCAAAGTCTGTTTGCACATCTGTTGTACCAGTGCCATCATAACTACGCCAGTCTAGGTTAGCATAGCCACCTTCCTGAGCATCAGTCCAGAAACCTCCGGCTGCTATGTTAGCTTGACGTTCAGTTTCTGTTGAAAACTGTCCAAGATGATCTGCATGTAGATCTCTGATTTCTTGTTCTGTACTAACTTCTAATGCAGCTTGAGAATAATTAGTATCATCTCTTAACCAGTATTGTAAACCAGAGTCATCAACATCTCTACCAAATGTAGAATGATAATCATCTCTAATCTGTGCTTCTTCAGAGACACCAAAGGATTTAGCTATGTCAGAATAGCTCATAGTTCCATCAGTTAATTGCTCTGTCCAATATGCTAAGCCATCTGTATCAGCTTCACGTCCAAAGCCTTCTGTATATAAACTTTCAATTAAACCAGCGTTAGTTTTCCAATCTCCTGTTGCTGCTGTTACTCCTTCCTGTGCTGTTAAAAAAGACTTACCTGAACTATCATCACTAGCACCCCAAACATCACCACGTTCTTCAGCGGTTCCTGTTTGTTGTGCCGTAGTTTTCAATGCATCTAGTGTAGTACCTTGAGCGTAAGCGTTTGCTACATACTGTTGAGCTTGACTAGCAAGTAAACCTTTCTGTTCCATGATCGCAGTCACTTGATTTTCAAATGCTATTACTCTAGGATCATTAGGATCTGCATCTTTAATATCTTGTAGGTTTTCAAAGTTACCAGTGGTAGCATTGTATCCTAGTTGCCAATTCTTTACTGCCATTATTATACTCCCGGAACTTGCCAGTTAGATGGAATATTAGTAGGTCGTTTAACTGCTACCTTTCTAATAGTTAAATCAGGTGGGTTAAGTTGATCTGGTTCAGCTGTTAGCTTGCCTCTGATCTCAGCCTCCTTACCTGCGTTAGTGTTATAGAATAGTTTACCTCTATCTGTATTCTTAGATGCTTCAGTTGATCCTTTAATTTGACTAACTAAATCATCGTAAGTCCATTGATTATCTAAAGCAGACTGTTCCCAATACGCTATCTCATCCTTACCAATAGCAGTTGCATCATGTGATGGATCAGTAGGATCTATGTTTGTATCAACAAGTTTACCATGGTCACGTCCTAAGTATCTAGTATACATAGCACGGACATCACCATCAGCAACCATCCTAGTACCTTCACTGTTGTATGCTTCAGTAGGAGCATCACCAGCTACAACGTTTAACCATTGTGGAGCACCCGGTTCTGTAAGCTGCTTGTAATTACCTGCAGCTCTAGCTTCATACAATTTAGTAGATAAACTTCTGCTATCACCTGAACCTATGTACGTTGTGATGTTAGTTTCAGGATCAAAGTGTCTAGTTTGATTAAACTTTTTAAAGTCTTCAAGTTGCTGTACCTCATCATTGGAATAAGGCATTGCGTTATTCTTAACCCAGTGCTCATCCCAATCATATCCAGATGATTCTAGTACAGCTTTAGCTGCTCTAATCTGTCTAGGTGTTGAGAAATCTGTACGCAAATCACTAAACCCATACTCTTTACCAAGTTTATCAACAGTAGATCTGTAAGCTAGGTTGTTATTGTAATGTGCATAATCTATGTCATACCCATCACCTAATAGCATACGGTATCTATCTTGAGCTGATGTTTCATCTAAATCTAGATCACCACCACCTTGTTCTCTTTCAAATTGGATACCCCAATCATCATCAAAACCTCTACCTGCTTGGTAGTCTTGACGGTAAAGATCTAAAACTTCAAACCTTTCTCGTTCGTTTAATTGTTGTTCCCAATCTTGGGACTCCCATTTATCTTTACCTGAATCAAAAAGATCTTGCAACATCTCTTTGTCTGTGATGTCACCACGTTTTCTTAACGCATCTAAAAGATCCTCTTGATCCCAACTGGAATTCCATTCAGCAGGTGGTTGCCAGTTTCCTTTACTATCATAGCCCATCTGTCCTTACCTCTTCCATTCGATGGACAATCCACTCAACCACAGAGCGTTGTCCAGATCTGTACATAATTTTTTGCATTGAATCCTCTGGGTTAGGTGTGATTGGTGGAAAGTTCTCCTCTAATTCTTCGAGGATGTAGTTCATGTTGGGACCAGTGATGGCCTCAAGCATATTGTGGGAGGTTGACATTGTTGTGTTCAAAAAAGGCTGGCATTCTAGATGCCTTGGTGGCAGAAAGTTCTGGAGCCTTGCCTTCATACATTAAGCGATCGCTTGTATCTAGCCAGAATTTTTTGTCTAAATATTTGTCGGTAGTATTTCTACCTAGTGGCTCTAATACCCAGTTAATGGTGGCCTTCCTAAGTTTATCCAAAGATTGACTAGGAGAAAAGCCCAACTCGTGGCATACAAGGCTATTAGCTGCCACGTGAATCTGCTCATCTCTGGAAATATCAGCTGATACCGTTCTGAGACCAGCATCACCAGAAAAGCGAAAGAAAGGCAATAAAACAAAGAATATAGCACGTTCAGCTACTAATGCTTTACAAATGGTGTGATCGTGGTGTGCTTCCCAAGCTGCACGCAGCCTAAGAGCTTCTGCTTCTGCTTTAGGATCTACCCCAAGAGCGTTAGCTATGTATCCTAATGCAAGGTCATGATTCTCTTCGTCTTTTACGTTGGATCTAAGTAGATCCCTTGAGAGCGTAGGTACCTCACTAAGTGCATCCTCAATGAATTCACCAACTGGTAACTCCAAATGGCGTAAAGCGAGAGCACGGTAAATCGTTTCTTCTGCTCCATGTTTTAGTTCTCCAGCAGTAGTTTGTACGGGTGACCAAGTCCGTTTACGGTCTAATAGTTTTTGGTATGGATGTTTTCTCATCATTCTCCACAATTACAATCAACAGGGTTTTCGTTTAATAATTCTTGCAGATAATTGTCAACGTCTTCTTTATCCAGTGCAGCGTATGCATCTGTCTTATCTTGTACGTCTCCCATTACCTGAAGCGAATAATATAAGGAGGTTTGAGGTGAATCTAACCACTCTTCGACAAACTGTTCGTTGTATTCTACAACATCACTCCAAGAGTTAAAGCTGTAGCCATGAAGAAGTCCTGTACTTTGGTAGAGCTTAAGAAATTCGTCAGCTACCTTTTTATAGGCATCCCAACCAACTTCAGAGGCGATCTCTACATCACCGTACTCATATGTTTCTACTCCAAATGTTGCACTGTCTCTATCGACAGTACGACTAATTGGAGGAGCTATTTCGGGTGTGCAAGTGTATCCGTCTAGATCCTTGCTGCGATAACTGCAACTTGCAGTAGGTGCTATAGCAAACGCACGCACCATTTTATGAGAGTGAGCTACTTGTGTAGCCATATTGATGCCATGTCTGAGGTTATCAGCTAAGATCCAAGCTTTTGTATGCTTAACCTTACCTGTATTGACTTGCTCTAATGCATCGCCAAATTCAGCATAGCTTATCTTATATCTCTTTAATAAGTTGGCTAGTCCTAAGACACCAAGACCAACTTGTCTATCAACCTTAGGGTTTAGGTACTCGCCAGAGCGGTCAACCCCTGTTCTTGCATGGAGACTGCACAATTCTGACATACCGTTAAAGTAAGCAGTGGAGATATCTTCAATGTTACATGCTCCGAGGTTGACGTGTTCCAAAAGGCAGGTGCCACGTGAGAACAGCCTAACTTCAAGGCAGACATTTCCGTAGATTCTATTTCCGTCATTGTCAAATGCTATTTTGGTAAGCCAAATGTCTCCACTTTTAATTCCGTGGAGGATAGCGGATTTAGTTTCTTGAGTTGCTGCTCTCCACTTTTCTTCATCAAGGTTGACGCACCTTTTGATCCAAGGGAGTTCAGATCGGGGAGTTTGCACGAACTCAATAATATCGGCGTGGTCAATATCAAGGTGACCCACAACAGCACCGTTTTTGTAGATGCCCCCTCTTCTAAGTGTTTCATTTAAAGTTGAGTAAATTTTTGCGAATGAGACTGGTCCTGAGGCAGTTAACCCCTTACCATTTTCAGAGCCTTTAGCTCTTAGGTTACTTAAGTGTACTGCACACCCTGCACCAAAGCGTAGGGCATGGGAAACAAATCTCCAGCTTGCTTCAATACCATCTTTCCCTTCCATGCTGTCTTGAACGACATAAACTGTGCATGATACGGGAAGTCTTGATTCTGGGTTATCCAACCATGATTGGACCCGACCAGTACGGGAGATAAGTTCTGTGGTCATTAAACTAAATCGGTTAAAATTGGTGGTTTGTAATTTGGTCCTTTTAAAACCTTGCCGTCTTCTCTATAAATGGGATGACCCTCTTCATCAAGTTTCGACATATTGCTTTTGTGTACTCTATCTAAGGCTTCATCAAGAAACCAATTCATATTATCAGCGTATTGGTAGCATACATATACTAGATCAGCTAATTCTTTTAATGCTTCAGCTGGGAATACTGGGTTATTACGGAATAACATACCTTCAGCTTCGAGGAATTCTTTAAACTCCTCAACGATCAAATTCTTTTGCTTGTTTCTGGAGGGTAGACTCGTGCTGTTCTGCACCCCATAGTGGGATCGGAATTCCTTCGCCTGTTCTGATAGAAATGTCTTCTTCATGGGTGAGTTCGTTTTCTAAGTAATGGATTGCTTTTTCTAAGTCTTGTATTTTGCTATCCTTGTAACCTGCTCTGCAGATATACTTAATAGCATTACCTAAGTGGAAGTTGAGTTCTTGTTGTCTAATAAAATCCCAAACATCAATTGATCCACGTTGGTAGTATTCTGGTCCTTTGGCCATTTTGCGAGTAGATTTGTTACACAGTTTGATAGGACATAGCACTGCTCTTGCAATGCCATTAGTAAAATTATTATATCTTCTCTAGTTGTTTCTGGTTTCTTTA